TTACCAAAGAAATTTGCGTCTTGTAAGGCGTCTATGCTTAAAGCAAGAGTGTTATCGGTAGATATTGTAGCGGTATATGACTTTAAGTTTAATTGTCCCGTTGTATTAACTATCTCTGCATTCGTTCCATTATGAAAAATCTTTAAGTCTCCTCCAGTTCCAAATATAGCTTTACTCGTGTCAGTAAACGTAATATCGTCATTCGCTGAAACTGCAATATCTGTTCCTCCTGTGGTGTTTCCTCTAGATAATACTTCTGGTAAAGTATCGGCTGTTCCAAATTGTGAATCCACATAGCCTTTGGTGGTTAATATAGCATCATCATCACCTGTTTCCGTTGCTTGTGATGTTACCTTGCCAGTAACCCCTATATTAGCTTCAGAGTTTAACGTAAGATTAAGTGTATCTCCATCACCTAAACCTTGATACAATTCTGTTAGTGTATTATTTAATTTCTCAAAAGATACTCTTAACGGATCTCCTGTATTGTCATTAGGGGATAAACCTATATTCACATCGTTTTTAGACATACTTATATTTTTTTGTTTTTATCGTACAACCTTTTTAAATATTCAGTTAATTTAATAACGTTTTCTTTTTTAGGTTTATAACTTCCTACTATTTTTCTTTTTACAGAACCCATCCGCTAAAACTTGAATCATAAGAAGGGTTTATATCCCCGTTTGAATTACTTCGATACTCTGGAAATAACGTATTGTTAAAACTCATATAGGAAATAAACCTATCTGTATAATACTGCGCTAAATCACGTTCCTTTTCAACTAGATAATCTACCTCATCTTTTGATACGTTTTCAGCATTCTCGCTTGAGTGCTTAAATACGCCCTTATTAGCGATTGTATATGCCGCAAAGGGTAAGTATTCAACCATTGCCCAATGTATCAGCATAGGCTTTATGTGTACGTTTACAAGGCTTAAATAGTCTCCCGTCAAAGTGCCTGCAATTATATCGGCTTGTATCTTTTCAAAAAGGTCTGTACCTAAATAATTCTGTATATGTATATCTTGAGCGGTTTTAATCCATTGAATAAACGAATCCGTATCTACGTTTCCATTCATTGCGGTGAATTTTACTATATCTGCTCTCCCTATTAATAATGCTTCTGCCATTTCTTATTTGTTTACAAAACCGTTGTTAGGCATATCGGTTGGTCGTTTAGCCACGTTTGAATCGTTCTTTTCAGGTGTAAAACCTTCTTTCTTTGCCTTGTTTACACTTACCTCTGCTCTTGGGTTTTTAGCATCTGGAGAAACCCCTTTAGCCATATACGTTTTACGCATCCAGAAATGATGGCAATCACCACCGCCTTTAAATTCCCAGATAGAATAAGTATCAGCTCCATTTAATCCCCATCCTTCATTTACTGCTTGGTTACCCATTTGGATAATGTCTTCTTTTCTGTATATCTTTTTAGATGCTACCATTTTAGAACAGAAATCCCTACTGTTTGCAGAGGTTCTTAGTGGTGCATATTGATAACGAACTTTAAATCGTAAACCATCTGATTCTCCATCTTGTTTACTTTTAGCGTTTGGTCTTGCAGAACCTGTTGAAGCTAACCCTATCATTTTATCTAGTGCTTCTTCTTGGTCATAATCAACCTCACGCTCATCTACTAATTCCCACTCATCAAGGTTTTCTTCCTCGCCAAGTTCACTTAACAAATCAAAAGCCTCGTCATCATCAAAGGATTCCTTAGATAATTTTACTCCTGTTTCTTCTTCTCTTGCCTCGTCTGTTATTGCATTATCCGTATCAATGAATTCTAGCGGTTGTAAGGTCTTAAAATATAATTTTAATGATATACCATTAAAAGATAATATATCGTCAATAGCGTCTATTAAAAGGTCTTGATACGGTCTTATAGTAACATTGTTAAATAGTAACGATGCTGTTTTAATTTCATCAGCATTATTTCCTAATCCAGAGTTACCTGTTCTTATTCCTAAAAGTAAAGGCGAAGTAATACGGTGAGCAACCATTAATTTGTTTGAGCATTCCGTAGATAGATACTCATAATGCGCTGGAGCGTCATTTAAAGGTACGTCATCGATTGTAGTCTTACTTTCAGCGTTGTTGTTGAAGGCAATAATTACCTTCTCTCCACGGCTTCCTGTCAGCTTACGCATTACATCGTTCTTGATGCTTAGCTGCTGCTCTTGGTCTGGGATTCCATTATTAAAGTTTACTACCTTAGTTCCGCTAAATCCGTTTTGTACATCGTTTATAAGGTAATCCGATACCTCGCTTTCTAATTCTGCATAGGCTAACCCCCCTTGATAGTCTACAGGGCAATAGTAATCGTAACCCGAAACATATCTTTTCGCTATTTTAACCTCTGGTTCAGTTCCGTTACCACAACCAAAAGCTGCAATTCTTTTAGGTTTGTCAGCTGGTTTTATATTAGCCCAATCAGGGAAATAATAATAAGCCTCAATTTTACCTTCATCATTGCATTTCTCCGCTCGTAATGTTTGACGTGGAAAGTGTTCTGCCTTATATACTGCTTTGTCTTTATAGGTAACCTGAAAACTTGCTTCGCCTAATAATTTTAAATCTAAAGAAACCTTACGCAAACAATCATTAGAAAAGATAGAACGCATTGCAGCGTATTCTTCTGTTTTAGTAGAACTATCTAAGGCATCTAATCCCTTTCCATATATCATTGAAGAAACACCACCAATAATAGCGTTATTGGTTGCACTATTAGTAAATAATTCAATTAGATACTGGTAGTAATTGTTATCCGTTCCGTAAGCTACCCAGTCTTTTCTTTTATCTTCTGAAATTTCTGGCTTGTTGTACGTGGATAAATTAATTACGTGAAGACCGCCTTCTTTTTTATTGTTATTTCTTGCCATTATAAAACTATAAAGTCGTTAGCTATTGTATTTTTTATATACTCGTTATCATTTACGCTATATGCTGTAACGTTTTGATTAGTACAGAATATTTTATCTTTAAATGTTACGTTAGTTCCATCTTTAATTTCTAGCATATACATTGTATTTTCAACTAATGTAAAAACACCACTGTATTGAAAGTAATAATCCAAAGCCGTAAAGGTTGTAGCCGTAGAGTTGAATACCTCTGTATTGGTTGTCTCGTCTTTTATTGATATTGTGTATGTAGTTCCAGAAGTATATTCCCTTGGTATAAAATTAAGGGTTTGGCTATCTGTTGTACTTTGTAATATTGTCATATATATACAATAAAATAACTTTGTTTTTGTTAAACATAAGGCATAAAAAAAGGGGCTAATTGCCCCCTTTAATATTAATGTAGTTCTAATTATGAATTAGTACCAACAGTTATAGTTACCGATGCAGAACTCATTCCTGCGTAAGGGTCAGCAGCCGTAGGACTAGCTACAAAGTTTGCAGCTTCTACTTCTTGACCTACAAGCGTAAGTGTATATCCTGAAAGGTCAGCCATTGCAGCCCCTGTTACGATAGTACCGCCTGTTACCTCTGCGCCGTGTTCTAAGCCCATTACGAAAACATTTCCGTTATAGTCTTCTACTGCTACGTGTGGACGTCCATAGGCTAATAGCTTAATTTCCTTGTTATCTTCTTTTGATAATTTCTTTAAAGTTAAGTTTAAAGTTTGCTCAAAGTAAGTTGTTCCGTTTTCACGTGAAGATGTAATAGCCTGCTCGAAGCTAGAACCACCTTTTAAATCATATTTGTAGGCTACGAATGTTCCAGATAAATCTGTAATTTCATCATCTACTTTAGTTACAGTACCTAAATCCCCGAAGTCAGTAAAGTAAACGGCTTTCAAGCCTCCTACTACGTCCTTGCAAGGTTCTAATCTACCTTTTGTTAAATCACAAGCCATATTGTTTTGTATTAAAAAAGGGTAGGCAGTTATCCCACCTACCCTCTTTGATTAATTAAATCTAGTTATTAAGAATAGAGAACAATGTCAGTTCCAATCCCGTACTGTACTCCTGCAGTAAATCTCATTACTACACGTACATTTTGACTTCCATCGATGTCAGCCATATCAATAACTTTTACTTCTTGGTTGTCAGATAATAGACCTGTTCCAAAGAATAAGTTAGATTTTTCAGCTGCTACCATAGTGTTGTCAGCTAATCCATTTGCAACTGCGATTTTTACACCATCGAAAGTAAGACCTCCACCGTTGTACCATTGTGTTCCTTTGTTGTCAAGACCAGCTGCGCCAATTGTCGCTTGAAAACCTCCTAATGCTCTTACGTAAGCACGTGCTACGTTTTGAGAAACATAAATAAATAGGTCTTCAGAAGTGTAGATTGTAGAGTTGATAGAATCAATAACCAAACCTAGTTTTTCGATAACATTTGCTGAAGTTACCGCTGCTCCTGCACCTACGTCAGTTACATCAGTATCAGCTAACATTAATTCTTTAAAGCCTGCAAAGTCTCCATTTGTTGCAGCCGCTCCATCCCAGATAGATTGTTCTGTTCTTTGTGCAACTTTAGCAGCAACGTGTCCAATTAAGAAATCAGCAAATGAAGGAGGAAGTGAATCAAAAGCAGAAATTCCCATTGATACTGCATCAAAATCTGATTGGAAATCTTTCTTACATAACTGTAAGTTTACTTGTTGTGAAGTTGGCTCTAAAATTCTTTCAGTTAGAGTCAAAGTAGAAGTAGGGTCGAAATCACATCCTGCATCTTTTACAAGACCGTCAGTAGATACTTTCTTAATTACTTCTTTAAATTTGATGTTTGGCTTAATAGAAATTAATCCATTATCCAAAGTTGAACCGCTTAAAAGTGCAGCAGAAATGTACTGTCCTGCAAATTCCCCAGCGTAGGTAGTAGTAATGCTAGTAGTTGTAGCCATTTTGTTTTAGTTTTTAAATTTATTTATTTTTTGAAGTACTATGTCCATCGTGGTAGTACCTCCTTTTCTTGAATAAAGGTTTAACGCTTTATCTGCACTTGCTTCAGGGTTATGGTTTACCTTTTCAACTTGTGAAAATTCTTCCTTAACTTCTTCTACAATATTTTCCACAGTTTCATTAACTGATAATTCATCTTTCTTGTCAATCATTGCTTTAATCTCGTCAATCATAGACTTAACCTCTGCAAGGTCTTCTTTAGTTGCGTAGGACATTTCCTCTTCAGCAGCTTCAACTTCTTCCTCTGCAGGTGCTTCTTCTGGTGCTTCTTCTACAGCTTCACCAATAGACTTAATGATTCCCTCTTCTTCAATAATCAATTCTTGACCATCTTCAAGTTTGTAGCTTCCGATTGGTAGGGCTACTCGCTCATCTTCGGTTACAATAAAAACTTCCTTACCTTCAGCAAACTCTTCTGCCTCAATGATAGTTCCGTTTTCTAATGTAGCTTGAGCTAATTTAACTTCTTGAGTTTCTTCGGATAACTCTACCCCAAGAACCTCTTTTACTTTGTTTAACATATCTGTCGCTTTCATATTTATACAATAAATTAATATTTACTTTGTTGTGTTTTTAAATAATGTTTTTTAATTCAGACAATATTTGTGTTGTAGTTTTTTTAAAATTATTTAATCTACCTCTATTACCTTTTAATTTAGAATCTAAATCTATACCTAATTCTTTTGCTTTTTTTTCTAAAATATTAAAAGCAGAAATTCCATTATCAATATCTTCATCAATTTTTTTAATTTCTTTATTTAAACTTCTTGATTTATTTAATATATCTCCATATTGAGGTTCAGATTTCATTAAATTACTTTCCGCAATTTTGTACATTCTTTCAAAATCTTGAACAGCACCTAACTCTACTTTCTTCTTAGCTAACTTGGTAAATATTCTTTGTACGTCTGGTTTCATATTGTTATTTTATATTTATACAATAAAATTTATATTCGGTTGTTATATTTTTATGCTTTCTTTTGAATTATAAACCATTCTGTCCCATTACACCAAACTTGAATGCCCTCGTAAGCCTTATTTACCTCGTAGTGTGAATTTGCACCATCTAAATTTTGAGAACCAAAAGGAGTAACTCGTGCTTTTGTTGAGTTATGAAATGTA